ATATAATCATCAATACGTAAATAGAGAAGCTGAAGTTATATCAACACCAATAGTTGGTGATACAGATATTAAACCAGGTGATATAGTTATAGTGCATCATAATGTTTTCCGTAGATGGCACAACATAAAAGGTATAGAAAAAAATAGTAAAAGTTATTTTAACGAATCTACTTATCTAATAAACAATGACCAGATCTTTTTATATAAAAGAAATAAAAACTGGATAGCACCAAAAGGTTATTGTTTTGTAAAACCTTTAAAATCAATAGATCAATTTAATGTTGAGTCTGAAAAACCATTACAAGGTGTAGTTAAATACTCAGATGGTACAGTAAACGTTGGAGACTTAGTTGGTTTTAGACCAAGTAGTGAATACGAATTTATCGTTGACAACGAAAGACTATATAGAGTTTTATCAAATTTTATTACAATTAAATATGAATATCAAGGAAACGAAGAAGAATATAATCCAAGCTGGGCGTAAAGCAGTTAACGAGCTTATAAAAGTTGCTGAAGAAAAAATTATTACAAACACAGAAGATGATGTTTCAGCTGATAGATTAAAAAATGCTGCAGCTACTAAAAAACTAGCTATATTTGACGCATTTGAAATACTTAACAGAATCCAAGAAGAAGAAAACTTGCTTGAAGGTAAATCACCTGAAGATAAAAAAGCAAAAGTATTTAAAGGGTTTGCAGAAGGAAGATCAAAATGACATACGAACAAAGCTTAGTTAAAACAATAGAACCTATTAAACGTACGACTATTAGTCGACTTAACAAATCTAAAAAATGGAAATATGGATACAATAAAGAACATGATATTATCGTTATATCAAAAAGTGGTCAAATTGGTGAAATACTTGAAATACAAAATTTGCGAGTGGCGCTGCCAAGAGTGCCAGGGCAAGTGTTCAAAAGCAAACTAAATAAGTGGGAAAAATTTGAACAACCAAAAGAACTTAGTAGGTTAAAAAATATATTCGACTGGAGATCTTATCCTGAAGATCAAAAAGATAAATGGTACGATTATATTGATGAAGAATTTAAACGTAGAGACGAGGGTTTTTGGTTTACTAATAATAGTAAGCCAACTTATATAACAGGTACGCATTATATGTACTTACAATGGAGTAAAATAGATGTAGGTGCACCTGATTTTAGAGAAGCAAATAGACTGTTTTTTATATTTTGGGAAGCGTGCAAAGCAGATAAAAGGTGCTATGGTATGTGTTACCTAAAGAACAGACGTTCAGGCTTTTCGTTCATGTCATCTGCAGAAACAGTTAATTTAGCTACAATATCGAGTGATAGTAGATATGGGATACTTTCTAAAACAGGTGCTGATGCTAAAAAAATGTTTACCGACAAAGTAGTACCTATTAGTATTAACTACCCTTTTTTCTTCAAACCAATACAAGATGGTATGGACAGGCCAAAATCAGAGCTTGCGTACAGAGTACCAGCTAGTAAGTTTACAAGAAAAAAGATTACGACTAACGAGCAACTAGAAGATATACAAGGTTTAGACACGACTATAGACTGGAAAAATACTGGTGATAATAGTTATGATGGTGAAAAGTTAGCTTTACTAGTACACGATGAAAGTGGTAAATGGGAAAGGCCTGATAATATTCTAAACAACTGGCGAGTTACAAAAACTTGTCTTAGACTTGGTAGCAGGATTATAGGTAAGTGTATGATGGGCTCAACTTCCAACGCCCTAGACAAAGGTGGAGATAACTTCAAAAAACTATACAATGCAAGCGATGTCACTAAACGAAATAGAAACGGTCAAACAAAGTCTGGTTTATATTCTTTGTTTATCCCAATGGAATGGAACTACGAAGGATTTATTGACGAGTACGGAGTTCCAGTATTCACTACTCCTGACGTCGACGTGTTTGCCCCAGACGGTGAATTAATAGATGTAGGTGTAGTAGATCACTGGCAAAATGAAGCTGAAGGTTTAAAAGGCGATCAAGATGCGTTAAATGAATTTTACAGACAATTCCCAAGAACAACAGAGCACGCATTTAGAGATGAAACAAAAAATAGTATATTTAACTTAATTAAAATATACGAACAAATAGATTACAATGAAGAAATGTCTAGAACATTAGGCATTACTACTGGTAATTTTCAATGGGCTGGAGGTATTAAAGATACTCAAGTAATATTTTATCCAGATCCAAAAGGTAGATTTAAAGTTAGTTGGGTACCACCTCAACAATTACAAAATAGAGTAATACTTAAAAATGGTATTAAATATCCTGGTAATGAACACGTGGGAGCATTTGGTTGTGACTCTTATGATATATCAGGAACCGTAGATGGACAAGGATCTAAAGGAGCATTACACGGCTTAACCAGGTTTAGTATGGAGGACGCTCCTGCGAATAGCTTTTTTTTAGAATACTTATCAAGACCACCTACGGCTGAAATATTCTTTGAAGATGTATTAATGGCCTTGGTGTTTTACGGTATGCCGTTATTAGCAGAGAACAACAAACCTAGATTATTATATTATCTAAGACGTAGAGGTTACAGAGGATTCAGTATGAACAGGCCTGATAAAGTATGGAATAAATTATCTGTAGCAGAAAAAGAAGTTGGTGGTATACCAAACTCAAGTGAAGACATAAAACAAGCTCATGCAGCAGCGATAGAGATGTATATACAAGATCACGTTGGTATGAAGAAAGACGGAACATTTGGTAGTTTATATTTCAACGAACTATTAAATGACTGGAGCAAGTTTGATATAAACAAAAGAACAAAGTTTGATGCAACAATAAGTAGTGGTTTAGCTATTATGGCTAACAATAGACATTTATACGCACCAAACGCAAAGGTTGAAAAACCAAAACTAAATATAAGTATATCCAGATATAATAATACTGGAGCTAATTCAAGAATAATCAAGCAATAAATATGGCATATTCTGGCATTAAAAGTTATTTTCCGAGTCAAACAGTAAGTGATGCTGAAAAGTTAAGCTACGACTATGGCTTAAAAGTAGGTAAAGCAATATCTACTGAGTGGTTTAATGATGATAGAAATATAAACAGATATAGAAATAATACTAACGACTTTCATAATTTAAGATTATACGCTAGAGGCGAACAGTCAATACAAAAATATAAAGATGAATTATCTATTAATGGTGATTTATCTTATTTAAATTTAGACTGGAAACCTGTACCTATTATATCAAAGTTTGTAGATATAGTTGTTAATGGTATAGCTGAAAGAACTTATGATATAAAAGCTTACTCTCAAGATCCAAACGGTATAGATAAAAGAACTAAGTACATGGAAGCTATAATGAGAGACATGCAAACCAAAGAGTTTAATGATATAGCTAAGGCAAATCTAAATGTTGATTTATATGAAACAGACCAAGATAATCTTCCAGAGTCTACTGAAGAACTAGAACTACACATGCAGCTTAGTTATAAGCAAGCGGTTGAATTAGCTGAAGAACAAGCTTTAAAAGTTTTATTTGAAGGTAATAATTACGAACTCACTAAAAAACGTTTTTATTATGATTTAACAGTTTTAGGTATTGGAGCGGTTAAAACTTCTTTTAATACATCTGAAGGCGTTACTATTGATTACGTAGATCCAGCTAATTTAGTTTACTCTTATAGTGACTCACCTTATTTTGAAGATATATATTACGTTGGAGAAGTTAAATCAGTGCCAATAAATGAACTAGCAAAACAATTTCCACATTTAACAGAAAGTGATTTAGAAGAGATTATGAAGTACAAAGCTACTAATAGATCTAACTATTCTTCTAAATATAGTGTAGAGCAAGAAGATAATAACACTGTTCAAGTTTTATATTTTAATTATAAAACGTACATGAACGAAGTTTATAAAATGAAAGAAACAGCTACGGGTGGAGATAAGTTAATAGAAAAAGATGATCAGTTTAATCCACCTAAAGATAAAGAAGGTAAATATGCTAGATTATTAAGATCTATAGAAACTCTTTACGAAGGCGTTATGGTTTTAGGTAGCGATAAACTACTTAAGTGGGAGATGGCTAAAAACATGATGAGACCAAAAAGTGATTTTACTAAAGTAAAAATGAACTATAGTATTGTTGCTCCTCGTATATATAAAGGAAAAATTGATTCATTAGTAAAACGTATAACTGGTTTTGCTGATATGATACAACTTACACATTTAAAGCTACAACAAGTAATGGCTCGTATGGTGCCAGATGGTGTTTACTTAGACGCTGATGGTTTAGCTGAAATAGATTTAGGTAATGGTACAAACTATAATCCACAAGAAGCTTTGAATATGTTCTTTCAAACAGGTAGTGTAATAGGTAGATCATTTACACAAGATGGTGATATGAATCCTGGTAAAGTACCTATACAGCAAATAACAAGTCAAAGTGGAGGTAATAAAATGCAAGCCCTTATAGGTAATTATAATTATTACTTACAGATGATTAGAGATGTAACCGGGTTAAACGAAGCTAGAGATGGTAGTACTCCAGATAAAAATGCTTTAGTAGGTATACAAAAACTAGCAGCAGCAAACTCAAATACAGCAACAAGACATATACTACAAGCTGGTTTATTTTTAACAGCTGAAACAGCAGAGTGTGTTTCTCTTAGAATATCAGATATTATAGAATATTCACCAACAAAAGATGCGTTTATACAAGCTATTGGCGTGCATAATGTGGCTACATTAAAAGAAATGTCTAGCTTACATCTTTATGACTTTGGTATATTTATAGAGCTAATGCCAGATGAAGAAGAAAAAGTTAAGTTAGAAAATAATATTCAAATGGCATTGCAACAAAAAACTATAGATTTAGAAGATGCTATTGATATTAGAGAAATACGTAGTGTTAGGCTAGCTAATCAAATGCTTAAAATACGTAGAAAAAAGAAACTACAAAGAGATCAAGAAATACAACAACAAAACATGCAGCAACAAGCTATGTTGAACCAACAGTCTGCTCAAGCTGCGGCTCAAGGCGAAGTACAGAAAAACCAAGCTCTAACACAGTCTAAAATAGAGTTAGAACAAGTTAAAGCTCAAATAAATACACAAAGAATGGTTTATGAAGCTGAGATGAAAAAGGAACTAATGAAATTAGAGTTTGACTATAACATGCAGCTAAAGGGTATGGAAGTACAAGGTCAAAAAGATAAAGACACACAAAAAGAAGACAGAAAGGACGAAAGAACTAGAATACAAGCTTCTCAACAATCAGAGTTAATTAATCAAAGAAATAACAAATTACCACCTAAAAAGTTTGAGTCTTCAGGTAATGATATAATGAGTGGCGATTTTAATCTAGATGCTTTTGAACCTGTATAAAAAATTTATTAACTATTATTATATTATATTATGGCACAAAAAGAAAAGCCAGCGGTAGACAACGAAACTGGCAAAATAAAAGTAAAAACAAAAAAAGAAAACCAACCTACTAAAAATGAAACAAAAGGTAATGTTACAAAAGTAAAACAAACTATGGTTCAAGAACCTGAGATATTAGACGATAATGTTACTAAGGTTGATTTAAGTAAACCTCCAAAACCACAAGAAAATGAAGTTGAAGAA